CAAGGAGCACCCAAAGACTTCGCGCGCCGCAGCGTGGATTTAGGAATGCCCATCTCAGCGCTCGCCTGGGCCATTGAGCTAAACGGGCGAGGCCAGCGCTTGGATTTAGGATTGCCGTCGGCTTTTGCTCGGTTTTTCAAGTTTGTGTCAAAATTGGATGGGAGGCGGAAACCTTGCTTTTGAGGTTTTGGCCTAATAGATTCCTTAACACGCCATATGGCGCGCCATGGGGCCTATTGTATTGCGCGCCGTGGACGCTATTAGGACGCACGTTTTCCCTCCTTCATCCGCGCCCTGTCCTTTGACTTGAGCCATGGGTGCGCGGGCTGGCCGGTTCGTTGGGCAAACTCCCTGAACGCCTTGCGCATCTTGTCCCGCTCTCGGTTGCTTGGTGGCTTCATATCAGTGTCAACTGCGCCGTCTCGCGTGCCCGCATCGCAACCGCGTCGTCGATCCGCGCGCGCGCGATGGCGAGATAGTCGGCTTCACGCTCGATCCCGATGAACCGGAATCCTTCGAGGATGGCCCCTCGGCCCGTCGAGCCGGAGCCGGTGAATGGGTCAAGGACGACGCCACCGGGCGGCGTCACGAGGCGGCAGAGGTAGCGCATGAGGTCGGTGGGCTTTACGGTGGGGTGATGGTTTGATCGTGGAAGCATTGGCGGGCGATCCTCAGAGTTGAATCCAGCCTGATTTCTACCGTCCCCGTCTGTATCCATCATGCGCTTCTCCAACCCCTCACACCCCGCATCCCTGTCGGCCTTCGCGGCCTTGGCTTGGTAGAAGAACCGGGCGGCGGAGCCGGAGTCGCCATAACCAACATCCTCCTTGGGATCTGATTCTTTTCCTCCTGGGGAATACATTCCTTTTGCAGAAACTCCAATGTTCCTTCTTACCGCAACACCACTTTTGCTATCAGGAAACAACCCCACGACCTCCTCGCTCCCGTCGTGGATGAGGTTGGCGGGCCAGCGGCCGGAGCGTTCAGACGCGTCAACCTGACCGTGCCAACCAAGACCCAAAGCGTTGCTTTGACCGTGTTGTCCGTCGTTGCGTGGAATCGTCATCACCGTCTCCGTCCCCACCCGACACCCATCGACATTCAACGCCCCTGTCCCGTGCGCGAGGACGTTCTCGGCGACGGTCCCGTCGAGCGGCTTGCGGGCGACCGTGATGGGCTCCAGGGCGGGCTTCAATCCCGTGCCGAAGCCAGCGAACTCTTTGCGAAGTTTGCCGCATCGCGGGCACGCGCCACGTCCTCGTAATGCTCCCGCATCCAATGGTCCTTGTGGCTCGCGAACACCTCCAGATTCTCCGGCCTGTTGTCCGCCCTGTTGCGGTTCTTGTGGTGTACCTCCTCCCCGGCGTGAAGCGGCCTTCCCAACATCTTCTCCGCTACCAGAATGTGCTCCAGAACGTAGCCGTTGGCCCTCGCCCTCGGGTGCGATTCCATCCTCACCATGACATAGCCCTTGCCCGGTTCGATGTACCTGCCCCCGTTCCACGCTGGGTTGTTCTCGCCGTGCATCTTCTCCGCCCGCTTGGCTATCGCCTCCGGCGTGTAGAGTTGAGCATGTTCTCGCAGGCTGTTGCTGCACCGATGCGAACAAGCCTTGCTCGCGTTCCTGTTGAGCGTCGATGGCCTGCGATAGATGGGTGTTCCGCAGGCGTCGCATGTCGTGTTCGGATTCCGTTTTTCCATGGGCCGACGGTATCGCATTCCCTTCACACTCGCAAGCGTCAACGCGGTGCATGTTGAAGGATTTGCTAAACCCGCTTCCATAGACCCAGGCGATGAGGTCCCGGATGTCAAAGCCTGCATCCTCGATCCGCACATCCATGCGGTGTTGCGTGCGCGTCCCGGCGAACGCCAGCAGATGCCCGCCGGGCTTAAGCACGCGCAGGCACTCGGTCCAGACCTCGACGGCCGGGACGTCGTAATCCCAACGCTTGCCCATGAATGACAGGCCATAGGGCGGGTCCGTCACGATGGCGTCCACGCTGTTGTCCGGGAGCGTGCGGAGGACGGCTAGGCAGTCGCCGTGGTGGAGGGTGTATGGCTTCACTCCTTCACCCTCCTCCTCACGACGGAGACGTGCCAATGCTGCGGGTCGGCGTACCACTTGCGCAGATTGTCAGCGACCCGCTCCGCATCGCGGCGGAACTTGAACGCAGTCCCGCTCCACTCATGCGGGTAATCGCGCCAATGGGCCTGCGCGTAGAGTTGAACGACAACGAACCAACGCCTCATAGCCTCACCCCCTCCGGCAACGGCGGCGTCCACTTCGAGGCGCGGAGCCAAGCGCGGTCGGTCGCGTCGGCGCGGTCCACGCGGAGCCAGCCGCCCTCCGCTCCGTGCGCGTAGAGGATGGGCTTGCCGTCCCTCACGACAAGCCGGAGAACCCATCCGGAGCCGATGCCGACGTGCTCGGTGCGGGTCATGGCGCCGCCTCCTTCCGTATCACAAACCGCCGGCCCGGCTTGGCTGGGAGGTACAGCCTGCGCAACTCACGCGCGTCATTCCGTGTCCAGCACGTCGCGTGGAAGCGGTCCATTCCCGGGAGCGGGTCAATCCACTTGCCTTTGATGCGATATTGCATGGTCACGATCCACCTGGTTTTCACGTCGCCGCCTCCCATCGGTCGATGCCGGTGCCCCGGCAGACTGGGCACCTTCGGTCGCCTGAATCGCACCTTCCACTTCCACGGCAACCGGAGCATTCCACGGCCTCGATTGTAACGCCGCAGTGTTTGCACGCGTGAACGAACACGGCGACGGGCTCCATGGGCTCGTGTCGGCAGGCCATTTTGTTGGCGTCAACGGAATGGTTGCTCATGCCTTCCTCCATCCGTCGCACCCGGTTCCATTGCAGTCCGGGCAGTCAATCTCGCGGCCCTGGTCGTCCGTGACGAACTCCATGCCGTGGCACTCGGCGCACGCGGCGGGCTCGATCTCCACGCCACAATGGCGGCAATGCCGGGCCACGACGTGGCCGACGGTCTCCTCTGGTTCGTGCGCGCAGGTCATGGCGACACCTCCGGATCAAACAGGGCGCGCTTGGCCTCGCGGAGCTGAGATTGGGCTTCGAGGATGTCCTTCAAAGCCCCGTGGGCCTCGCGGGTGATGCTGCCGCGCTTGTCCTCCGGCATGTTGGCGAGCTTAATGATCTCCCCCATGCGGGTCTGCAAGCCCCACAGGATGTGTTCGACGGGCTCGGTCATGGCTTGTCCTCCTTCTCGGCGAGTTTGTCGGCGAGGGCGGCGAGGCTCCATCCCCAATCGACGGCGAGCCCTGTTTCGTTAAGGGCGAGACAACGGTTCTCCATCCAGACGATGGAAACGTCCTCCTTCGAGCGCAACCACCTCTCCAGCGCCTCCAACCGCCTCCGGTCGCTATCTCCACCCTCCCCGGGTGCCTCCGACGCCTTGGCGGTGCCTTGTAGGCTCGTGGCGAGGCTCGCCTTCCATCGGTCCCAACCGGCGATGGCGGAGTTTGCCATGCCCCGGTCATGCCCGGCGCGCCATTCGCCGGTTCGCATGGCCTCGCGCATGGCTTGGCCGATCTCCAATGCGAAAAGAAGGTCGCGGTGTATGGCCTTCTGGACATCCTCCAGGTCCTTGACCCTCGCCCGCAGAATCTTGACGTGATGCGCGGCCGTGGAACCGGGCTGCGTCGCGAACCCGTCCTTGAGGCGCATCAGGTATCCCGCGAGGTCCAACGCCTCCTCAATGGCGTGCTGCGCCCAGTCCTCGGGCGTGAGGTCTCCTCGGTCCAGCGTCGTCCCGTACTTGGCGAGGCCCCGGGCGTGACGGTCGCGGAGCAAGCCGACGAGTCGCTCCGTCGTGCTCGTTGGCTCGGGCTTCGGCTCCGGCTCCGCAACCTCCTCGACGGTGTAGGCAAAACCCGTGTCACCGAGGCGGTCGTCAATCGCCGCTTGGGCAGCCTCGCGGGTCTGGTATTCGTGAGCCCACAGGCCAGTGCGGCCGTCGGGCATGGTGTATCGTACTCGATAGCTCATGGTGGTCCTTGGTTGTGGTTCAAAACGGAACGTCGTCCTCGGTTGGCTCGGTCGCCGGGGCCTCTGGGCTCGCGGCGGGCTTTGGCGCGGCGGGCTTGGCCTCGGTCTTCGCGCCAACGAAATGCCACGCGGCGACCTGCACCTTGACCGCGCGGTTGCGCTTGCCGTCCTTCTCCCACTCCTCGGCGATGAGCTTGCCATCCACCAGGGCCTTGCCGCCCTTGGCGTGATACTTGGCGAACATCTCGCCAGTCGCGCCCCACAGCACGAGGTCCATGAATAGGACGGACTCCTTCGCCTCTCCAGCCTCCGTCTTCCAACGCTCCGTGACGGCGATGCACGCGTTGACCACGGCCCTGCCGGACTTCGTGAACCTCGTCTCCGGGTCGCGGGTGAGGTTGCCTAATAGGGTGACCTTGTTCATGCCTCCCCTCTTCCGTTGCTCAGGATTGCGTCGAGCTGGGCGCGGCCGTGGCGTTCCCCAGCCTTGAAGGCGTTCCAAAGGGCCTGCTGTATCACGCGGTGGTCGGCATCCTTGAAGCTCTCCACACTGCCGTCTCCTTCATCCAGCATCCACTCCGCGAACGCCTTCCGCCTCGCCTCGCCTCTCTCAATGCGTTCCCGCACTTCCCGTTCGTCGCTATTGATGGCCGCGACAGGCCCGCTCTTTGGTTTCATTCTGGTCGTCCTTGCTGTTGTGTGAATCGGACCGTCGGCCCGTGGTAATCCACGGCAACGGCCCCCGTTTCACCGTCGCGCGCCTTGGCCACGATGAGCAAGCCCTGCCCGATGGCCTCGGTTCGTTTCCGGTGAATCAAAATGACGGTGTCGGCATCGCGCTCGATCTGCCCGGAGTCGGCGAGGTTGCGTAGGCTCGGAGGGGCCTCGTCGCCCTCCGCCTCGCGGTTTAGCTGCGCCATCGCAACGACGGCAACCCCTGTTTGCTCTGCGGCGGCTTTGATGGCCTCGCAGTTCTCGGCGATTGCATAGGTGCGTTTTTCCGCGCCCGGATCCGTCTTGAGCTTTTGCAGGTAGTCGATGAACGCGACCTTGACCCCGTGCGCCTTGGCAGTCGCGCGGATTTCACGCGCCGCAGCGTGACCGTCCATTTGACCGATGCCCATGCGGTACCAAATCGGGGCTTTAGCAAGCCTGCCCTGCGTTGCCACAATGCGCCGCCCGTCCTGGTCCGAGAATCGCCCGCCTTTCAAGATGCCCAGCGGAACGCCGGAGACGTTTGCCAGCAACCTCCGATGGATTCCCACGTCCGAGGTCTCCAGCGTGATGAAAAGGCATGGGACGGATTCGTCCACCGCCATGTTGGCCAGCAGAGTCACGGCGAGGGCGGTCTTGCCGATGGATGGGCGGGCACCGACCACCACAAGCTCGCCGGGTTGCAGGCCCTCAGTCATGGCGTCGAGCTTCGGGAAACCGTAGCTGATGCCCGCCAGCTTTCCGCCGAGGGCTTCCCTGGCCTGCATGTCATCGGTCAGCAGTCGGGCGACCTCCCTTGCGCTCCGTCGCGGTTGGGTGATTGCCTTGGATTCGCTCGCCTCGATTGCAGCGAGGGCCTTTGGCGCGGATTCCGGATCGTCGATAATGCTTTGCGCGGCCGTCACGAGGTGACGGCGTTGGTGCGCGGCGGCGATGTCCTCGGCGTAGCGTGGCCAGTTGCGCCACGAGGGCACGCTGTTGGCGGCATCCGAGAGGATCGACGCCGGGCACGATTGCGACGGATGGACCTTAGGCCACGCCCTTGCGACCTCCACAAGGTCAATCAGGCCGCCCTCTGCCTCGATGGCCCGGATGACGGCCCATGCGTCCACCAGTGTCTGGTGCGTGAACGTCTCCGGCCGTAGGCTTGCAACGATCTGCGCCGCGTTCTCTGCGCCTGCGTCGAGGATGCAGCCGAGGAGCCCCATCTCCGGGTCTTGGTCTTGGTAGGTCATCGGGTCGCCCATTCGAGGATTTCCTGCTCGGTCATTTGCCCAACCGGCTTCCGGTCTCCTGGTGCGGCAACGAGCGCCAGCGTCTCGCGGGAGTCCTCCCAGCGGCGTTGGTTGAGGTAGGTTGAAGGGTGCGGGATGAACTGGCCCATGTCCTTGGTCCAGTCGTGGGAGTTCCTTCGGGCCTGGACGTCGGCCACGATGCGCGAGGTTGTGGCGTCGTCGGCCGAAAGGCGGTTCCACGCTTTGATGGCGGCGGTCTTGGCGAGCTTTGCCGGGTAGGCTGCCCAAAACAGGTCGAAGCCGGGTGCGGGGATGAGCGGCAGGTTGGCTCGGGGCTTTCGGCGCTTTGGGGCCGGAGGCTCCGGCGGCGTCTCCTGCCCCCCTTGGGGGGCTATAGGGGGTATAACTGGAGAAGGAAATGGAGAGCTATCTTCTGGCCATGCTTTCGCCAATGGGGTCGCCAATGGGGTCGCCATAGGCTTGCCATTGGGGTTGCCATTGGGGTTGCCATCGTTTCGCTTTGTTCCCCACCTCCTTTCGGCTCCAGCGGCCCCGGAATGAGCTTGGCGAGCCTTAAAAGCGTCCCTCTCTGCCCTGATGGACTCAAGACGGGGATGGCGGAGGCACCCGTCATCGCATGGCCGGAACTTGGCGACAACATAGCCAAGCGATGGCGACCCCATTAGGCCTGCCATGCGCGCCAGCCTAGGCTCGTCATTGGGCAGCCCACCCTTTGACCATTGGTGGCACAGAAGGCGGATGTAGGCTCCGACCTCCTCGGCGGACATGTCGGCGGTGCCGCTGAGGAAATCGTCGGCGTACAGAGGGAACGCCGGATCGCGCTTGGGCGGCTTAGGCTGGGGCGGTTGCGGCTGGGGCGGTTGCGTGGTGTCGCTCATGGGATTTGATCCCCCAAGGCCATCCGGGACCGGTGAGAGGCGGGGGAAGACGCCAGCGTTGCGCTGGAAAAACCCGCTGGGCACTTGGCCCCAGCCCCGGACGGCCTTGGAGGTTCAACGGTATTCATGGTCAGGCTCTCACACCCGGCCCGCATCCTCAAACCCTCCCCGCCACCTATGCTCGGCGAGGAGGGTCACAAGGACACAGAGCGCGGTCTAGGTAGCTGATTCCTTGGGATTGTCAACTGCTGGTTTCGCCCACCCCTTGAGGATCGCCCTGGCAACGATTGCCTTGGCGTCTCTCTTGAGCCTCGCCAGATCCTCCGCGACGTCCTGCGGCTCGACGTGGATAGGCGTGTTGTATGCTCGGTGGATGCCCTCGCGGATGCGGGGCGGTTCGCGGTCTATGCGTCGTTCGCGTCTCATACTTTTCGATAGGTTGCTCGCTTCGGTTCCTCCACGCCCACAGGCTTAATCAGGCCCATCTCCCGCGCCACGCGGAACGCCCTGGCCCGCGTCGCGTTCGGGAGGCCGATTTCGCGGGCGGTGAAGCGGTGGCCCGGGTCCATCTCCGCTATGGGTCGTGCGCTGGCGTTGACTCCGGCCGTCGGTTTGGCCTTCGTGCGCTCCCAAATCGTCGTTGCCCGCCCGCCTCCAGTGTTGATCCGGCGCGTCCAGCCCTCGGTCGCGGCTCGGGTCAGCTCGCGGATGCAACGGATGAGCGATCGGCCCGTGCGCTCGGAAAGGGCGTCCGCCGTGATGTCCTCGCCTTCGGGCCAATAGACAAGCGCCTCGGCTGCCCAGGAGGATAGTGTGCGCTGGCGTTTGGGTTTTGGTTTGGGTGAGCGAGCGGCGGGCAGCTCGCGATATGTCGCGAACTTGTCCAGCAGGTACTTTGGAATTGGATTCATTTCGTCCTCCTCACCGGAGCCTTGCAGGCCGCAACGGCGCGGTCTTGCTCGTCGTCGATTGCGTTCAGGATTCCAACGGCACCGAGCCACACGGCGAAGGCGCACACGGCCACGATGGCCAACGGTTCCCAGTCTTTAGGTTTCATTTCTTAGTCATCCTTCCCGGAGTGCAAAGCCCTTTTGCCACGGCTTCGCTAACGATCTTGTGAGCGGTGTTGAGGTGGCAGCCAACCTTGTTGGCGATGGCCTCCAACGCAAACCCCTTGTTCCGCAGCGCCACGATGCGCTTGCGGTCGGCGTCGGACAATCGGTTGCCAGATTTAGCCTTGGGCGCGGGCGCGGTCTTCGGCTTGAACCGGGCCATGAAGGCGGCGGATGGGAGGTCGATGGCCTTCATGGCTTGGCCTCCATCTTCTCGCGCAGGGCGCGGAGGGCTCCGTGGATTGTCGTGGCAGTGGCGTTGATCCCAACCACGCCATCCGGAGCCGATGCGTACCAGCCTGACGTCACGGGCTGGAACTCGACGAGTACAGTTCGCTCGCTGGCCCAAGCCTCGTCCTCGGCGCGTTGCTTCTCGCGCGCCTCCAGCTCCGCGACGCGGGCCATCAGCGGGTTGCGCGCATCCATGGCGGCTCGGGCTCGGTCGGCCTTTGCCTGCTCCAGCTCCCGCTCCAGCTCCGCGACGCGGGCGATGAGGCCCTCGACGTAGGCGACGGGGTAGGTGTCCAGCTCGGCGGGCTTCATCGCGCACCCCCCATCTTCGCCTTCACGCGCGCCCAGTAGCCCAGCGTCGCGGGCTTGGTCGCCCCGCGCGGCCCCCCGTTCCAGACGCGGGCCTGGACCTCCGACGAGGCCCCCGGCGCGTAGGTGGCGAGGTACAGGCTGCACACGCGCACGGCCTTCTGGCGGTCGTGCATGTCGGCGTGCGTGTAGCGAGTCTTGTGGACGCGGTTCACGTCCTCGACGACGCCACGGTGGATCTGGAGCGCCCCAATGGCGCGGCCTTGGTCGCCCACGGCTAGGTCGTTACCGCCGCTTTCCACGGCGAGGAGGGCGGCGAGGAGGGCAGCGCTCATCGCAACACCCCCCACGCCAGCGCCACGATGGCTCCGGCCACGATCCACACTCCCACCGCGATGCACGCCGTCTGCCAATGCAGCGGATGCCTGTCTTGCTCTCTGTTGTCCATGTCTTCCTTTCTCGGCCCGGCACCATGCCCGGCCTGCCTGCTCCCGCACCGTTGCCGATGGGGAGACGGCAGGCGGCGGTTTACTTCGCTAGTTCCAAAACCTTCATGAACGGGATGATGCGGCTGGTTTGGCCATCCCAAATCTGGTATCCGGTTGAACCTGTAGCAAACGATCCGTCCTCGCCTGGAATCGTTGTCATTCCGACAATGAACACTCCCTTCTTGGAGAGATTTCGAAGCGTCGCTGCCTTGAAGTGGCTAGCGGGAATTTGGTGGTGACTCATGTCTTTGTCTTTCTCTCTGCATTCCCGGCTTCCTGCCGGTCGGTGTCGCGGTCTCACTCGCGACGCCTTCACAATGCCCCGGCCGTGGTTTCGTTGCAACATATTTCGGATGGAAAAATGCGCGTCGATTTCAACCGGCCGGGGCTTGACTTTCAGGACTCGCCCGGGTCTCGCGTGGGCAAGCGGGTAACGATCGCCTCGACGGATGGCCCCTTCCCGAGCGGCGCGTACATCTTCATGACGGTCAGCACGGCCACGCGCTTGTCGTCGTCCCAAACGCCTGGCCATGAGCCCGAAGGCCCAAGGGCTGCGAGCGCGGTCTTGGCCACGCGGTCCACTCGTTGACGAGGCCCGACGGAGTCCATGACCGCCTTGGCCACGTTGTCGGCGTCCGGCTTCTGGTCGTGATAGATGGGCTGCCCATCCTTGAGCACGTCAGTCCCGCGCACGCGCCGGAAGTGTGAGGCGGGGCGCGGGAAATAGGCCGTGATGACGACCCCCACCGGCCCAGTCGTGTGCTGCCATTTGCCGGCGGCCATGGCCTGCATGGCGAGTCGGCGGATGCCGTCCTTCATTTCGTCCGCCGTGTCGGGCGTGTACATCCGCACGAACGCCCCGCGCCGCGTCGCCTTGGCCCGAGGCTGGCCCTTCGGCGGGCCGTGCCAGGTCAGGTGGAGGGTCATGCTCTCCTCCTTGGCTTGCCGACCTTCACCACGGTTTTGCCTGCGACCACGGAGAACGACCCGCCGCCGGTGTACGTCTCCGCGAGGGTCTGGCCCGCGCGGATGTCGTCCATGGCCCGAGGCAGGAACTTGGGATCGCTGACGCGCACGCGGTATCGGCGCGTCACGAGGACGTCGTAGGTCGTCACGCTCCCCCCTTTCTCGCCCACGCCGGGACGTCGAGCGCGTGGATGTTCTCGTCGTAGCCGGGCCACACGCCGGAATGCCAAGCCTCGGCGAACTGGTCCATGGCCTTGCGGTAAGCCTCGCGGCCTGCGGCGATGAAGTCGTCCGTGGCCTGATGCACGGAGACGAGGCCGCTGTCCTTCTCCACGGCGACGAAGTAGAACCGAGGCGCCTCGCATCCCCTGCTCTCGGCCAGCGCGTCAACGTACCACGCGGCTTGGAGGTGATAGCCAAGCTCCCAAGCCTTGCGCGCGAACCCAGCCGGGCTGGCGTCCGTCGTGGTCTTGAGGTCAACGATGAAGCGTTGCCCTTCCCAGTTCGCCCCGATGGCGTCAAGGCGAGCCTTGCATGGGACTTGCCGCGCGTCCTCCCACACGATTGTCGCCTCGCGGAATCGCGCCTCCCGGAGCATGGGGCCTGCCTCGGGATGCCGGGCAACGGCCCCGGCGACCTTGCCAAGCTCAATGAGTTGGTCCTTGGTCAAGACGATGCGCCCGGCCGCTTGCTGGAGCGCCGTCCAGTCGCGGCAGTAACGCGCCCGCCCGTTCCAGGGCACCGTCTCGCCGGGCTGCGGGTCGCCCTTCTTGGGCTTCACGTCGGCCGGGATGACGTAGGTCTCCGGAATGACCGCAACGCTTGGGAGCGTGGCGTCCGGTTCGAGGACGAGCGAATGGACAAGCGTCCCCCACTGGAGCGCGAAGGAAGGCTCCTCGGGCGTGTTCCATTCAAGCTTTAGGTGCGCCGGGGTGCCCGCGTGGATTGTCTTCAACGCGGACGCCGAGGCGGCGCGGAAGCGGTGGTAGTCTGCGGCCGGGAGGTCGGGGTGATAGCCCGGAGCGAGGTTGAAGCGGGGGGTCATTTGATCCTCCAAACAATCGCGGCAACATGGGTAATGCTCACGAATAGCCAGCACGCGAGTAAGGCGATTTCAAACCGCCTGCTTAGCTTGTTCTGATGTTCCAGATACCGCACCCGCTGTTGCAGGTCTGCGATTTTTGCCATGATGAGTGTTTCGTGGCTCATGGCTTTACCTCCGGATTCAAGACCGTAACCGTGGCCCCGGCGTCGCGCATAAGCTTGGCGACCTTGCGCAAGACCTTGGATGGCGTTCCAGGCGTCGGTTCGATATTGACGTCCACAAGGGGCAGCTTCTCCTGCGCCGGGTCGTCGAGGTAGGCAGCGCACTCGTAACGCCTCCGCGTGGTCACGTTCAGCGTAACGACAACGCTGTTTTTCCCTAGGTCCCATGCGATGGATGGCGCGATGCGAAGCACGGTCTTCTCCTCGCCTGCCTGTTTGGCGTCCTCGACGATTGCCGTGATGCTTTCCGTGATGGAGTCCCGCGCCTCAAGGATGAGGTCGCGCACTTGGCTCGCGGCGATGTCGGCCAGCGTGTCGATGCGGTCAGGGTTCACTGCCCACCCCCCTTCAACGCCGAGACGAGCCCTTTGCTCGCCTTGGCCAGCTTCTCCGCCGTGGCCTGCGGGATGTCCACGACGCCGGTCCAGTCAGCCGCGCCGGGGTAGTTCTCGCGCAACGCCCACGCGAGGAAGTCGTCGAAGGTCTTCCCGGCCGCAGCGATTGCGGCGGAGATAGCCTTGTGCGCCTCGGTCTCGACTGGGCCGTCGGCGGGCATGGATTCAAACACACGTTCAGGATCAGTCATCCCACGTCCCGTCGCATTGGAGTTGGAAACGCCAGACCGCAAACCTCCAGCGCCTCCAGTCGCGCGGGTTGGCTGGACGGGTGCAACGTCTCCGTCGTCCTGGGGCGCGGGTTGGGTGATGGCAGGCTCCGCCTCAGCAACGACGACCGGGGAGATCTGGGCGACCGGAGCGCGGAACGTCCGCACCGGAGCCGTTGGCTTGACCTCCACGGGAATGTCCTGCGCCTCCTCGGTGGACAGCAAGCCCCGGAGCGCGTCGCCGAACTGGTCCCGGAGCGCGAACGACCGGGCGCGGAATCGGAGCATCCTGGCGGGGTATTGGGTCCATGGCCCTTGCTTGCCCCACAGCGCGGCCCGCTTGGCGTCGCCGACCGTGAAGGCGGTTTCGCTCGCCTCCATCCCGCGCCGCTTGACGCGGCACACGGCGGCGGTGTTGTCGTCGAAGGTGGACGGGTTGCGCGCAAGGCGCTTTCCGCCTTGCTCGTACCACTCGGAGAACTCCTCCAGCTCGCCGGTGGACCGCACCACGGCGAGTTGCGAGTCGCCCCAAAGGGTCGGCCTTCCGTTTACAACGGCGATGTTCTGGAGCGAGGCCATGAGCGGAAGGCCCAACTCCAGCCCCATCTCCATCGCGACGAAGACCGCCTCGGGCGTGTCGATGCCCTTGGGGGCCAATCCCGACTTGGCCACCGCTTGCGCGGCGCGCCATAGCTGGTCCATGTCGGACGGTTGAAGGCCCCGCTGGCCAATGGAAACCAGCGCCTTGGCCGGTTGTTGCGCGGGCACGATGGCACCGCTTGCTGCGTGTTCGTTGCTCATGCTTGTCCTAGTTGCAGCGCCGACGAATCCAAGCCGACAAGTCAACGCCAAGGACCGATGCGGCCCCTCGCCACGCTCGCAGCGTCTCGTCGTCCACCCGGACAACCACACGCCGCGTCGCCGCCGTCTTCCCAATCGTGGGACGGCCTACTCGTTTGCCTGTCTTCTTGTTCGCCATGCTGCCCTCCATGCCCGCAGCGCGGAGACGGAGGGCAACACCCGGCCGGAGCCGGGCGACGCGGTGGTTGTCAGGCTTGCTTCACGCGGCCTGCCGCTTCGGACATTGCGCGGCAAGCCTCCATGGTCACGGCAGACAAGATGGCCCGAACTCCGTCGGCTGTTGTTGGAATCTCCAAGCCGTGCCGGAGGCAGTAAGCCTCCACCCGCTCGCGGCGGTCCAATGCTGCGCGGCGCAGACCTTCCTTGGATCCTCGTGTTGCTGGTGTCTTGTAAGTGCGCATGTCTCGTCTTTTGTTTACGTCGCGGTCTCACTCGCGACAGGGACACAATGCACCCGCCCGCCTTTTGTGTCCACAAAAATCCGTTGGAATCTTCGGGCGAGATTCCAATGGCCTAGACCGGCCTGAAGCTCTCCGGGCACGGGATGCCCGCCGTCCATGGCCATCTCCGATGCTCACCGCGAAAGCATCCGTGTCTAGGGTGCGAACAACGATCCATCGGCCCAAGCCATTCGCAGGCCCGGCACGCGGCCTCTGTGGGCAGCGCGATGCGATAGGTCCACCGCCTCGCCTGCGGGGATGGCCGGAGCGGCGCGACGTGGCGCGTGGCGCGAAGGGTCATTCGAGCGGGACCGTGAGGATGAGCGCGTTCGTGTCAACCGGCGTGATCGTGCGCACGGTCCTGCCCGCCGAGTAGGCTTGCATGTCGCATTGTCCGGACACGCCCGACGTCTTGGCTCCGAAGATGGCCACTTGTCCGAGATCCTCGGCGACCGCGCGCCCGGTGGACGGGACGAGCCTGCACGTATCAACTGGAGTCTCCGTCCCCGTGATCTCCCACGAGCCAGCGCCCGTGTTCCACGTCGCGCCGTCGCAGTTGGTGGGGCTCGCAGTCACCGTCCACGTCGTGACGAGCCGCGTGTCCGTGACGATGGCCAGCATCTCGCCATCGGTGGAGATTTGGTCCCGCCACGATTCCGGCAGCGCGTTCAAGGCGTCAGGGTCCACGGGCTCGAAGGCATAGGCATCCTCCCGCGACGTGTTGCCGACCGAGAACTGCGAGCCTACGCAGTTGGCCGTATAGGTCGGATTCGAGGCGAACACCACCTGCCGCTCGCCCGTGGCGGACACGGATGGAGACGGCCCCGACAGGAACGTCGAAGGCGTCCACGAGCCGCCGTCGCCGGTCCAGAGGAAGCCAGCGTTGGTGATCGGCGCTTGGCAGTCGGCCCCGCTCCCGTCGGCGTACCGGGTCCCCTGCACGGCGCGCGTCGGCCCGCTGTCCTGGTACGTCGTGACGGTCAACGACATGGGCAGCATCACGCGGTAGCGCGTGAGGAGATTTACGGCGGCCGCGAACTGGTTGAACGTCTCCGCCGCGAGGCGGACCGTGGGCAGCGGCCCGTAGCCCGCAGGCCCATCCTCCCGCGCCTCGGATGGATTGATGGCGTCGGTAAGCAGGCTGGGCAGCGTCGTGAAGGCCGACCGGCCGAAGGCCTGAAAGCAGAGCGAGGCGAGGTTGAAGTCGAAGACCGAATGAACCCCGACCGCGCACCCGTATTCGCGCGACGTCTCGCCGTCCACGTTGCCCTCGCACAGGACACGGATGTAGGTCTCGATCGACGCGAACTCGTCCGCCGTCACGGGCACGTCCTCCGGGTCCTGCCGGTCGCCCTCGTCGTCGTATGGCTTGGGGATGAGCTGGACGAGCCACAGATGCGGGTAGCACGTCCCGAAGGGGTCATCGGGGTCTCCCGACAATGATGACGACGCGCCCGTGTTCCCGGGACCGGTCTTGTCGCATTGGCGCGACCCGTCGGCGACGTGCGCGAGGTATTCCCGCAAGGCGTTCTCGTCCGTCCGATAGTCCTGCGCCTCGGTCGTGAGGTCGCCAAGGTCCCACGTCGAGACGTCGCGGGCGATGCTTGCAGGGGCCAGCGCGTGGTGGTGGTGAAGCCTGCCCGTGAACGTGATCTTGACCTCGGCTCCCTCGCGCACGGCCGACTCGATTTCCACGGGCGGCTCGTAGATGCGGCACGATCGAAAGAATGGCTCCGTCGCCGCGGCGTTCAGCGTCGTGGCGGCGTCTTGTAGGTTCGTCGCGTAGCGGTAGCCGCTCGCCACCTCGGGCGCGAGGTACAGGTTGGCGACGTCGGGATCGGCCGCGTTGAAGTGCGTCTTGAGCGTGCGCGAGTTCGGGCTGAACGGCGACGTGGCGAACACACAGCGGTCGGAGAGGGCAAAATAGTCCGAGTAGCTGTCCGGCTTCCACAGCGACGTCCCGCTCGGGTTGTAGGCCTTGAACTGGAAGAACCCAACCCACTCGTTCGTGTACTCGCCGGGCGCGGCCTCGTGCGCGATGGCGTTCGTAATGCCGCCGAGGAGGTCCACCGTGCCGCGCGCGAGTGGCTGTATCCACACGACGCTCTTCCCGTCCTCCACGGCATAGCCTGTGATGTTGGCGCGTGGGATGCACCGCACAACCTGCGAGTAGCGGCGCGCCGCGTCGAACACGGCGTTGCGGTTGATCGTCGCGAGGCTCCCGGCAAGGAACTGCCCGGCCCGCGTGCGCGGAATGCAGCCGAAGGCCTGATATGCGCGCCACAAGTCGGCGGCTCCGTCCTCGGTCAGGCCGCTTCCGTCGGTGCCGTTGCCGTCGCTCTCGCGCGCGCCGGCGATGCGAAGCACGGTGAACAGGTCGTGAACCTGGGGGCGATAGGCCAGCGTCTCCGCCAGCTCCCACGACACGCCCTCGCCGGACAGCACGCGCACTGTCAACGTCTTGGCCCCGGCGTCGAAAGGCACCACGACGGCTTTGCCGTCCTCCGTCGAGGCAGTGGCCACCGTCACCCCTTCCTCGTTGGAAAACGCCACCACGGCCCTGCCAGACGCGCGCAATAGGGCAGCCGAGAACCAGAAGCCGGGCTCCGCGATGTGGACGCCGGACGATCCACCGCCAGTCGGATAGACCGGCGTAAGGCTATCGGCCCCGGCGTCGAGGGCGCGGGCGGGGGCAAGGTAGTAGGGAAGCGTCAGGAACCGCCGGACGTCGAAGGCGTTGCCCAACCACGGCGCGCCGTCCTTCACCTCGGAGGCAAACTGCTCAAGGCTGCCCCGGAACTCGCCCGCGAACCGGTTGGCGATGCGCTCGACGTGCCCGCCGTGTGTTTTTTTTAGCGCACCGCCTCCGGAGTATGGGCCTTCGATCCATTCGTTCCGCGAATACCAGTCCACGGCGCCGGAGAACTTCACGACGTACCAGCCCAACGGGAAGTCCAAGACCCGGTACACGTCTCCAGGATTCGCGGGGCACGTCCCGGGATACGTCACGACGTGCCCGTCTGACAGGCGCGTGAACTTGATCTCGTAGTTCGTTGTTTCGACGCCGCTGCCGGATGCGTCGCCGCATCCCCCGAGGATCGTGGGCGTGGGCATCCATCCCCCATATGCCTTGCCGTGTGGCGTGATGCCCGCCGACACGAGGGAGAAGACCTCCAACGCCGCGTCGAAGGCCGGGGCAGCCATGCGGCCCGACGTGGGCACGATGGCGCCGCGCTGCTCCTTGGCCAGTTGCCATGCCTCTTCCGCCGTCGCGCATTCGCGCACGTCCAGCCCGCCAGCCTCTGGGTTCGTCAACCGGTCTTCCTCAGAGTCCACGCCTGCGGCCTCGTTGCCGTAGGTGTAGAGGCCCATGAGCGAGGATACGTTGATCCCCTCCGGGTCGCCCGGGTCGGCCGTGGGGAAATCGACGTCGGCCCCGAGGCCCTGATAGAACTCGAAGAACTCGGCGTTCGGTGGCCACAGGTTGCGCGACGCGTCCGAGTTCCGCAGTTGACGGAACGCCGACAGCCACCAGAAGGCCAACCGGAACGCGCCATCCCCAAGGCCCGAGCGTATCCGGGCGTTGATCGCGTCGGCCAGCGCGGAGAACTGCGCCGACGTGACCGCGTCGCCCGGCTCCACGAGCGGGACCTTGGGGAATGTAATGGCCATCAGGCTCCGGCGACCTCGCAGAGGATGACCTCCACGGGGGTATCGGCGACGCTCGCCTTGACCTTGAGGACGGGGTGCGAAGCGGTCAGGCCAACCATGCGGACGGGGCCGAAGGTTTCACCGGCCTGCATCGTCGCAAACTCGACGTCTCCGCTGGCATATGACACGGCGACGGTCACGAACGGCGGCGATTGCTGCGCGGCGGACAGGTTGCGGAGGCGAACCCAGTAGGCGCGGCTCGTGACACCGAGGTTGATGTCGCCCATCTCGACGGCCTCCAGGGATGTGCCGACGCTCTGGACGAAAAGCCTGTGCCGCTTTGTGGTGCTCGTGTCGTCGATGACGTCGCTGGTTGTTGCCGACGTGACCGTTGAACCGAATGCGGCGTGCGTGAGATTCGAGACGACTGTGATTTCGCTGGCCATGTGATGCTAGCCCCAACGGGGCGGTTGGTTGTTGTTGGACGTGAAAACGGAGCGCGTGACGCGGGCGACGACGCCGCGCGTTGTGCGCGAGACGAGCGTGCCGGGCGACCGGAGCACGGCCTGGAGTTGCTCGCGGCGGGTCTTGGGGCGGGCGGTGGTTCTCATTCGATTACCTCATAGATGAAGCGGTCAACCTCTTCGGCGTACCAGTATTCGACGGTATAGGTCCAGCGCCCATCGGCGGCCTGGCTCGCCTGCGGCGTCTTCTTCTGCCAGTAGCCACCGAGGCTCACGAGGATGCCTGCGATGTTGAGCGGGATTCCGGGCTCGTCGCGCACAAGTGCCGCGAGCGAGAAGACCTTGTTCGCGTTCTGGAAACCCGGCGACACGTTCGTCACGGGGCTCAAGACCATGGTCTTGCGCAGGACATAGGACGACACAGGGAACGCCTCAACGCCGCGCACAAGGCTCTTGATGAGGCCATCAATAATGTCGTCCGTGTTGCCAAGCTCGATCGGCTGCGTGCTGTTGCCGTCTGGATTCACCGTGGACATGGCATCCAGCGCCTCGTTCTTGATGGCCTGAACGGTCTTTCGCGTGTCGGCGGAATACTCGCCCCTGACAAGGGCCTCGATGTCGTGCTTGATCTTGGCGCGCTTCTTGAGGTCGGGCATCCGATTGAACATCTCCCGCACCTTCGGAAGTGTCCAAATGGGTTGCTCCAGGTCGTTCCCATCCAACGTCCACGTCGTGGTCAGCTCCGGCGAGGCTATGGTCGTGACGGTCGCGTATGGACTCCCGTCGTCCGGCGACATCTCCCACGCGTATCCCTGCGCCGCTAGGCTCGACGTAAACGCGGGCACGCTCGTCTTAAGGAGCTTGAACCGCCGCTGCTGCGTGATGCCCGTTGCCGGGCTATACGTCTGCGGCGTTGGAAGCTCAATGAGGTCGTATGTCCCGAAGTGCGTGATCATCGGTTGGCGTGCTCAAGGTTGTTCCGGATGGCACGAAGCTCGGAGAGCTGATAGTTGCCAATGGTCACGAGCTGGCTGCCCATGTCGCTGCTTCCTCCGACGAAGAGGCCGATGCGGGAAAGGGCGTCTGACTGGAGGGCGAGCGGGATCGCGGCTGGCGGTGTAGCCATTTGCCCGGATGCACCTTTGCCAGTCTTAGGCTCTCGAAACGGTAGCGGAAGCGGGGAAAGATCAACGCCTCCCTCCGTCCTTCCCAAGATTGCGTCCTTCAACGACTCCGCGATGGATCGATTGACCGCTGTTCCGAACCCAACGGAGCCCTTCCCTGCCCGCGTTGACTCGTCTTGGATTTGGCGGGCTCGCGCAATCGTCCTTGCCCACCACCCGACCGAATCGGAACTCGCCGCGATTGCCTCGCGCTTGAGGTCCTTGAGCTGGTTGGTGGCGTCGTCGATTGCCTTCAAGCTGTCCGTGTCAATGAGCTTGATGCCTCCAAGCTTGTTGATCTCCGTAATCACGTTGCGAATCAGGCCAGCCTTTTTCCCAACCATGTCGAAGAGGGCGGCTTGTTCCTTCGCGCCACGTCCGGACGCCTCGACTGCGGCGGAAAGTATGTCGAGCGCGGATCCCTTTGTTGGGTCGATTCCGAGCGTTGAGAAGATTCCGGTTGCGCGCTTGTCACCGGTCGCGGCGGCGGCACGGAGGTCCTCGATGTTGCGCATGGCTGCGGCCATCACGTTGAAGCGAACGCCAGCCTTGTCCGCTGCAACCTGCAACCGCTGGACCTCGTCAGTTGAAATCTCCAGTTGTTCGGACAGGTCTTGGATTTCGTCGGCCGTGTCGCGCATCATGGTCATGAAGCGCCCAGCGCCATCAATCAACGCCCCCGCCGTGAACATCCCCGCCAGCCGCCCGGTGATCTCCTTCCCCATGCTCTTGAACGCGGCCTCGCCCTTTTTGGCGGCCGCAGCCATGGACCGCTCGGCAGCCGTCGCATCGGCCCCGACCTTGAACAACATGCTCAGCATGGCACCGTGATCTCCCCTCTCGCGATCTTGGCCGCAAACTCCTCGCCCCTGCGGATGAGTTCGGCCTCCGTCTCGTCGTCAACGTCAGGCGGCACCGTCAACGCGCCCTCCATTTCGGCCCATGCTATGTAGTCCCAAAGGGCTTGAAGGTACGGCGTTTGGTCCACCGTGGCGGGCGAGTAGTTGAGGCGTGACAACAGCACGGCCCGCAACCGCTGGCAAAACGGCACGCCAGACTGCGGCCCGTCCTCGCCCTTCGCCTGCGTCGCCGCGACGCGTGTCTGGTCGTCCAGGTACACGCTCAGGACCTCGACGCCCTTGCGAACCTCCTCCGGGTCGCGCATCCACTCGGCGCGGGTCCACACAATCCACCGCATCCACCACGAGGCCCGGCGACCGTTGAGGCGACGGTCCGCGACGTGCGCGGGCATCGAGCAGATCCACGCGGCGAGCGCGACCTCGCCGGGCGTGGTGATGCTCTGGACGCCGAGCGAATCGAAGAGGATCGCGTGGCCAACCGTGAAGGGCACGAGGCGGTACCCGAACACGGTGGCCCGCGTCCGCAGGGTCAGGCGGCGGTAGAGGTCGGCGGCGGTCACGTCACTGGAACGTAGCTCGCGATGCCCGAGAACCGCTGGAGCGTCATGGTGTACGTTGCCTTATCCGAGTTGCTCTTGCGGTAGCTCGCGGCGGTGCAGATGTAATCCGTGGCAGTCGGGTCGTTGGCGTCCGTGGCGTCCACGATCGTCACCCGTTGGCCCGGAACTGGCAGCGCGTCACGAAGCGTGCGCGCGTTCGCCAACGTGGAGCCAGTCGGGTAGCACTCAATCTCCAACTGCTGGCTCTGATTGTACGTGGTGTACCCGTCCACCTCGCCGAGGTTGTTGCGATGCTCCATCGTGTCCGTCGAGCGGGACAGCGATTGTGACGAGTAGATAATGGCCGAGGCGTTGGTGATCGCCGTTCCATCCTTGCTCATGCCCGTGGTGGAGATGCCCCACACGACGGCCTTTCCGACGTTTGAAACTGCCATGTTGCCTCCTAATAGACCGCGACGTCCGCGCAGTAAGCGCGGAGCGTCAATTCCCGGACGGCCCTCCGTTCCTCGAACTCGCGACGCGAACTGCGCGTTTCGATTCCGATGATTGAGACGTCCGTTGTGATTGTGTTGAGAGTCGCCATCTGCTCGCCGATTGCGTCGTCTGCGGCGAATCCGAACACCCGCTGAAACTCCTCGTCCAGCCGCGTGAGCTGATCGGCCTGCACGTTGTCGGGGTCGAATGGGAACAGGACGCGGATGTTGATGTCGATGGTCTGGTTGCCCAGGTCGTCCTCCTCGCCGTCGCCCGCGACGACAAGCACGGCCGGTAGGATGGCCTCGGCGTCCGTCTCGCCGGGGTGGACGCGAATGTCAGGCTGGCCAGCCAAGGCACCCGTGAATGCAAGCACGGTGCCGCGCTGATCGACGTCACCGGTCGCGACGCCGGAGGCGATGTAGCTTCGCGCGATGAACTCGGAAACGGCCTGCTCGATCTTGGTCTGGATCATACGGTCCAGTATTTCTTCACGCCCATGCGCTTCGCCTTGGCCTTCATGGCCATGCTGATCTGCTTGTAGAGGTTGCGGTCGCGATTCTTCATCGCGGCCTGAACGATGCGAAGCTCGGCACCCGTGGCCTGAATGTAGGGCACGCCGTTGCCGCAGACAACGGACGCCTTGACTCCTTCAACGAACCTGTACACCGATTCCCCGGAAGCCTTGCCCTTGTGCTTGCGAACCCAAGCGGGGCAGTCCTTTGTAGGAAGACCTAGCTGGTCGGCCGCGTGCAACCACCCCGCCTTGGCAATGCCGACGTTCGCGGCCTTGGCGCGAAACAGCTTGGCCAACCCGGCGTAGCTCGTGACTCCCTTCTCGGTCTTGGCCTTCTCGAACGCCGGAACCGTCCCGCGATGAACGAGGATCCCACCGAAACCCTTTCGCGGCTTGCCCGTCTTTGCGTCGCGCGCGGCATCAAACGTTGCCGCGTCAGCCATTCGCTCCAGGGCAATCGTGCGTTGAATGGCCTTGCTGCGCGGGTTCAACCGCTTGATCTCGTCGAGGTCTCCACGCTTTGCGGCCTTCGCCGCAGCCTTCGCCAGTTCTCCCTTGTTGCCATCCTTGTCCATGGTGAACGACCAGAACGAGTTGGCGGGCTTGAAGACGCGGAGGATGCTTTTGCGCACAGCATCCTTCCCGGCCTGATGCTGCTTTGAAAACGATTCCGTCAGCGGCTTGTATGGCTTGCGCGTGAACGGCGGCGTCATGCGGATGCAGTCGCGAATGATGAGCCGAGCCTGCCCCTTCACGACTTCGTCCATGGTCTGGCCCATGACGTCGGCCAGCTTCTGGAGTTGGTTCGTCCAATGCCCGCGATCCAATGCAGCCGTGACTTTCATTGGTTCACGTTGGCCAGCCGCGCGTTGTACTGGTGCCCGTCGTAATCGAGGCCGACGATGCGCATTTGCTGGCCCAGGACGGTGAGCTTCCGCCCGATTGACAGGCCAACGTCGTCGAGCAACGGCGACCCAGCCGTGTCCAGGATGGCGTCGCCCGCAGGGTCGAGGAGCTGCGACTGCGTGAGCGCCGCCACAGGCACGAGCAGCGTGGCGTCCCAATCGAGCGCCAAGCCCCCGTCGGCGGGTTTTGTGACGTCGGCCCTGCGGTCCACCACGCCGCGAAGCGTCGGCCCACCTTCGAGCGAGAAGTCCGTCCCAAAGACCGTCGCGGCCTTGGCGAGTCCTGAGGCTATGGCGGCGGCAAAGTCCATCAGTTCGCGGTGTCGCCGTGGACGACGTACTGCGACGCGGTGAGGCGGCGAACCTCGATGACGTGCCACTGCCCGCCCGTCGAGAGTTGGCCCTGCTTCCCCGACACGGTCACGCCGGAACCTGCGAGCGTGACCTTGCCCGCGCCGCCCTGCACGACACGGCACCACCATCCCGTGGAAAGCCCTGACGGGATCGTCAGCGTGATGTTTCCAGCGCCGGTGTAGTAGAGCGTTTCCCCGAGGTCAGCGTTGGAGACGTTTCGGCTGGCGGTGAGCGTGTCCACGGCCCCGGTCGTAAACTGCTCCGGCACCGTGCCGAAATCGACGAGGCCCGTGCCTGCATCGTACAGGACGACGGGTTGGCCAACGCCAAGCCCTCCGGCAACGCGGAGCGGTGTATTGAGGGTGAGCTGGCCCTGCGTGGTCAACGCGTTGACGGACACGCCGGTGAAGTTTTGGAACGTCAACGAGCGCAGGCTCCCACCGTCCAGCGTGAGGTCGCCGAAAAGCGTGTGGGTGCCTTGCAGGTTCGTGTCAAAGATGGCCTGCGGCGTGGCCTTCTTGCCCGACGGCCCGGTTGCGTCGCGGAGGTACAGGAAATCGGCCGTGCGGTCGATGGCCGACGCGGCGAGCGTGGCGTATGTGGAGACTTCGGCCATGGCTACTTGGCGATGACGCGGATGGTGTTGGTGAGGCTCGCCTCGTTGGCGTTCGTGTGAATCTGCCGAAGCGGAGACGGCGGCACGCCAATGGTCAGCTTCTCGCGCACGCTCTCCTTGGTCGCGCCGATGTTCGCGTCAACGTCGGACGTAAACGTGGCGTTGGTTGGGACCGCTACGTAGAAATTGCGGACGAGCCCAAACTGAATCTTGGGTGCCTGCGGGACGCCGCTGGAAACCTCCAGCCCGGCGACCGTGTTTTTGACGACGACGGACTTGCCGACGTTGTTGGCGCACCCGACGAGGGCCAGCGCGGCGAGGATGGCGAGTAGGATCTTCATGCGCTCATTCAAGCTCGTTTCTGGGATGCCCGAGCCTTCGCTCGATCATCTCGATGCGTTGCTCCAGCTTCTGAATCATCACACTCGTCTGGACCATGTGAGCGTCGAGCTTGCGCTCGATGCCCTGAAGGTTCTGCCATCCCATGATGGCCACGAGGGCAAGCGTGGTCGTGCTCGCCCCGGTTGCGACGCTCGCCTTGCTGGCCAGTGATTCGATGGTCTCCTTGCTCATTGGTTTGCCTCCTTCTCCGCATCTCGAAACACTTGGTCCACTTGCGCGGGCGTGAGGCCGACGGCCTTGCCGATGTCATCCACGGTCTGGCCGCCTCGCTCGACGTCCGGATCAACCTCCCACTTCGCCCGAACGCGGTCTGCGTTCGGCCCGGTGTAGCCTGCAATCGTAGCCTTCAGCGCGCTCTCCTTGCCCATGCGTCTGAGGACAAGGAGGAAGGCCCACTTCGGCACGCTTGCGGGAACTGGAGGAGGCGGCGGTGCTGGCGTGTATCCGGCCGCGATGGCAGCCGATTGTTCCATGTATGGGCTCGATGGCGAGTCTGCGCGATCCCAATTCCATGGCCCCAAATACGTCTTCGATGCCGGATCGATGATGACGACATTCATGTTAAAAAACAGTGATTGTGATCTGCCCGCTCGCGCCATTTCCGCCTTGGCCGCCAGTCGTGGTTCCGGCTCCGCCCCCGCCACCACCGCCTCCTGGTCCACTGCCTGCGCCTCCAGCTCCACCGGCTCCGCTGTTGTTTGACCCTCCACCACCACCACCTATGCCAATGCCGCGCGATGACGATGGGCCTGCCGCTCCTGAATTGCCTCCCGAGGCGCCGCCTGAAGCCTGAATCGCGCCAACAACGGAAGTGCCAGACTGTCCTCCGGCCCCGCCCGGCGACTGGGTTTGCGGCGTGCCGGACAGCAAGCCGCCGCCGCCGCCGCCAGGGGTTGGGTAAAATTGACCCGTGATTGACGGCGTCCCGCCTGTGCCACTGGCAGAACCAGCGCCGCTGTTTTGCCCTGCCGCAGTCTGGCCCGCAAGAAGGCCGGTCACGTTGCTGGCGACTCCTGGAGTTCCGCCAGCAGATCCACCTGCACCACCAATTCCGGCTGCGGCAGTTATCGTCGTGAACCCAGAACCGGCCAACGTGCTCGCTATTCCATTCGCTCCGGCTGCCCCTTGGCTGCCGCCAGCGGAACCGCCAGCACCACCAGATCCTCCGGCGCCAACGGTCAGGCTCAGCGTGGCGGGCAGCAAATCGGTGTAGGTGAAGAAATCGAGGATGGCCCCGGCGCTTCCTCCTGAACCTCCTGCGACATTCCCGCTCGACGCCGCTCCGCCACCGCCGCCTCCGGCTCCACCGCCGACGGCTCGAAGGTTGACAAGCCTACGGGTTGACGGGCTTGGGTTCGTCCAGGTGTAGGTTCCGGCGACGCTGTAGTCGGCAATGACGGTGCCTCCCGGAGGCGGAAAGATGCTGGCGATCATGGCGTGTACTGGACCGAAACCTGTTGGGCCGAACCGGACTGTTGAACGACGTACACGGGCGCCGTGTTGGAGGCCTGCGCAGCCGCGTTGCGGGAGAAGAAATGCGTTGCGCCCGGAGGCAACAGGATGCCCGGGGCGACGCCACCGGATGGCGTCAGAAGGGCCGACGTGTTGCGCACGTCATCGACGCTATAGAACACGTTTGCGTTGCCGTGGTTCGTGATGGCCAGCCAATGCCGCTCAATCGGCGACTGGGCGAGGAGGAGCGTCGGGGTCGCGCTCGAAGGGATGGATTGAACAACAAGCATTGGCGGCGGGGTTGTCGGGCGCGCCGCAGGTCATGCGACGCGCCCGGTTTTGGGTGTGGTCAGGTCAGGATTTGGAACGTGAACGATGCGCTCGCCGACGTGCCAGCGGTCGCGGACGCGGCGCACGAGACGCGGACGTACCGGCGAATGCCGGGCGGCAGGCGAAACGTGCGGTTGGACCCGACGGGAACGAGGTTTGACGCGCCGGTCACGACGTAGGTCGGCAGCGATGCAACAGCCGCGAACGTGCTGTTGTCGGCCGAGTCTTGAATCGTGAACGTGAGCGTCTGCCCCGTGTTCAACGCCGCGCCGTCCGGGGCGGTGATGAGGAAGTCGGAGTGCGTGCCAGCAAGCGCCGGATTCGCAGGCCCGAGATCGACAGACGCCGAGTTGGCGGTGTTGGTTTGCGTCGGCAACGCGGTCGTGGCGGACAGAAGCGCGTCAACGACCGAGAACGAGACTTGGGGGAATGCCATGGTGTGATTCTCCTGTGTGTGAGGTTGGGTTGGTTATTCGATGGCGTCGGTGTCCAGGATCTGGTCCGTCACGATGATGGGGATGCCCTGATAATCGCTCACGGTGTAGTCCGTGACGGCGACCGTGGAGCCAGCGCGAACGGCGCCAGGCGTGAAGTAGGATGTGCGCGGGCGCGATGCGGCGAGCTGGAAGGCGGATCGCCGCGACATGAAGAACGCCTGCGGAGGGCGACCGGCGCGGAAGAGCGAGGTCAACTGCGCAAGAAGCGCATCCGTCGCCCCCTTGCCGGTCTGCGCCGTCAGGTTGCCGATGCGGCCCACGCTCTCGATGCTGCCGATCTGGAGGCCAGCCCACGCGGTGAGGCCCGCAACCCGGCCCATGAACTTGCGGCCTGCGGCGTCCGTGAGCTGCTGGTCCATGAACGCCCCAAAATTCAAGGCGGTGCCACCGCCAAGGACAACGTGGACGTCCTGCAAGCCCATGCGGACGGCGTAGATGGAAGACGCCGTGCTCGCGGTGCTGCCCGTCGCGTCCACGAAGAACGCGGAGGAACCGGCGACGGCGGTCTTCGGCGTGAACTGCTTCAGGCCGGAGAAGCCGCCCGCGTCGAACGCGGTGCCATAGAAGATCTGGCGGCCCATCTTCTGCATCAGCGTAAGGCTCGCCTGCTGCATCTCGATGGTCTCGATGTCGGCAACGGAATCGCCGATGGTGGCGAGCTGGACCGCGAGGTCGATCTCGATGTCGTGCTCGTAGAGGAAGCACTCGTGCAAGCGCTGCTCATACGTGGTTTTGCCAAGGGCGACGCCCTGGTTGGCGGAGCGGAACCCGCCGCCGTTTTGGCCGCTGACGACCAAAGTGCGGTAGGAGGTTCCGGCGATTTGACGAATCGGGAAGACGCCAAGCTCAGGAGCACCAGCGAGGTTCTCCTGGATGATGCCAACCTCGACGTCGTTGTTGCGCGTGCGTTGCGCGTCGAGAAGTGTGTTAAGGGGCATGTGGTGTGTTGGTTTTGGTTAGTTGGAAGCGGCGGCGCGCGCGGCGTGGCGGGCGCGGTTGGCAGCAAGGGCAAGCTCCATCCCTTGCAGCTCCTTCGCGGGAGCGGGCGTGCCACCGGTCTTGTCGGCGAGCTTGGCGGCAGGGATGCCACGCTGCGCGAGGATCTCGGCGGCCTTCGCGGCAGCCTTGACCTCGATGGCCTTGGCGACCTCGGCAGCAACGTCCGCAGCGTCGGCCTTCACGCCGACGGCGGCGAGGATGGCGTTGGCTCGGTCCGTCGCGGCCTTGGCGGTAGCGTCGGCGGTGGAGATACGTGCCTTGATGTGGGTTTCGAGGAAGGACGTATCGTTGGCCTTCCTCGCATCTGACAGGCCCTCGGGCGTAACGCCGAGGTCCTTGATGGCCGCCATGAGGAATTCATCCTCTGCGGCGTGAATGCCCAGAAGGGCCATCAGCTTGCTCATTGGTTTGGTTTGGTTGTTGGCACCCGGCTTGGGTGCCGAAATCTTGGCTTTCGCGTCCATCGTCTCTCCCGCGTCTTCCTCCACCATGGGAGGCTCCTGGATGCGCGTGAGCGTGGAGAACAGCCGGGCCACCTGCACCTCGGTCTCGATGAACTGACCCGTGCCGTCCACCTCGGAGAGGAGCGTCACAATCGCGGCGGGATCGGCGTCGGTAGCCTCTACGCTGCCATCTGATCCACTCGCGGTTCCGGTCGTGACGATGCCCGCCACCTGGCCCTTGGCGTCCGCGTCCTGATAGGTGAGCGAGACGTAATCATCCACGAGAAGCTCGCCGGGTGCGGCGGACTTGATGCTTTTCTTCATGCTTGCTTGCTCAGATTCGAGTTCGTTGAAGAGGGCGCGGAACCAGTCGCGGCCTGCGGCTCCGCCCCACAGGTTCGCCGCGACGTCGGCCGGGCTTCCCGCCTCGGCGTCTAGGAACCGCTCGTTCCTTCCCCACCACGCGTTGGCCTTGCGCACCTTGAAGTCCGTCGGCCTCTCTCCGGAGGCCAGCGCGCGTGCCTCCTTGACCGTGGTTGGCTCAAGCCCGTCGCCACCAAGGCCCTCCTCCACTTGCGCGATGCCCTTGCGGAACGCGTTGCGCGCGGCTTCTGGCGCGGTCCATTCAGCGCCGAGAATCATGGTCGGCGTCTTTGCGTAGCGCCCACGGCGCACGCTTGCCTTGACCGGACCGAGGTCCACAACCTCCGTCGCCCACTTGCCCGCCAGCGCGGCGTCGCCGTCGAGCCACGTCTCTGCATCCATCAGCGCCTGCACGGCCTCCACGGCCATGCCTGTCACGCGGGCATAGACGTTCGCCAGCCCGGCCCCGATGCGGTCCAGCACGTCGGCGGCCTTGCGCATCTCGGCGGCGTTGCCGATGGATCCGGACCACGGGTTGTGGACCATCAGGAACGCGGCCTTCGGCATCTTCCGCTTCGAGCCAGCGAGAAACGGCAGGCTCGCAGCCGACGCGGCGAGGCCATCAATGACGGTCTCCACGTTGCCGCGCCCGGCGAGGTAGTTGTAGATGGCCAAACCGTCAAAGACCTCCCCGCCTCCGGAGTTGATCCGCACGCGGATGGGTCCTTGCACGGCTTTGACCGCATCAATGAACGACGCGGCGCTGATGCCAAAACTCCCGATGTCGCCATAGATGGAGACCTCGGCGGGCTCGGTGGCGGTTTGGGCGCGGATGGAGAACCAGGATTTCATGCGGCGGGTGCGGCCACGATCTCGGGTGGTGCGGTCACCTTGTTGGGGTTGAGAATCGCCTCAATCGGGATGCCCCGTTGCTCGGCGATGTCGCGGGCGAGGATGTAATCGTCGGCGCGCTGTTGAAGATGGTCCCGCACGTCGATGGAATCCTCCGCTAGGATCGAACGAAGGGACCGGATGCCCACCGCGAAGTCCTCGCGCCGGTTCTGCGAGTCGCGGCCCATGTCCACGGAGTAGAGCGGCGGAAGGGAGAAGTCCCATTGCCACCAGTCGGCGGCTGGCGGGATGTCGCCTCGCTCCATGTATGAGGCGACGGCGTAGAGGAGGCACTGCATCGCAGGCCGGTAGAGCGTGCGCTGGCGCGTCTCCACGACGCGTTGCACCTGGCCCACCATGCTACGCACGCCCGCGCCGCCGATCTTCGAGCTGTCCCAGACGAACTCCATCGGCAAGCCCATGCCCGCGAATGCGGAGCGGGTCAGGTGCTCCATGAGGGCGAGCCACCCGTTGCTCGGGCGGTCGCTCTTGTGTGATTCAATCGAGCCCGTCGTCTTGATCCACCGGATGAGGCCCTTCTCGTAGGTTTGCGTTTCGAGCCCGGCGCGGCCCGTCGTCGGAAGGCTCGCCGCGCCGATGGCCTCCTTGCCAAGCTCGCGGCGGCCCGTCTCGTTCTTCTCGATGAGAGCCAGCGAGGAGTTGACCTTGGCGGCGATTTTCTCGGCGGCGACGGTCTCCTGCAAATCGTACCAGTCCAGCACGCCGTGGCAGATGCTCGGGATTCCGCGCGCCTGCGAGAACGACACTGGGTCGAAGAACCACACGACGCTTTCTGCGGGAACGAGGTTCCACGTCATGATGGAACCCGCGCCAACATTGGGCAGGATGTTGAAGGCGACGGGCCGCATGTCGTCGTCAAACACGACGCCACAAGAGGAGTTCATCCCGGCGTAGCCCCGCGTCTCCGGTATGTCCGGTACCTTCGTCCACTGGTTGCCGCCGCCGCTGAGGTTCGGTTGCCCGATGCGGTCGGCTTCAACCCACTTGAGGCGCGGCCCGCCCGTGACGCGGTCCTTGGTCAGCACCGCGAAACAATCGCCGTCGCGGTCGATGGATATGCAAGCCGTGCGCAGGCCAACGCGCCAATCGTATTGCCCGCCGCGCACGTCGCAGGCGTCGAGCCATCCGTTGATGACGGTCTCCGCGATGGCCCGGAAGCGGTCATCGGTGCCCGTGTATCTAGGGTGGAAGGCCCACCCAACCACGTAGTCCGCCAGCTTCCCGCACGCGCCCTTCACGAGGCCAGCGCCACCGTACAGGGCACGCGCGTCCTGGAGCATGGCGCGCTGGCGCGTCTGCGGGATTTGCGACCACGTCGGGGCGTCGAGGCCCGTGGGCCTGCCTCCGCGCTGCGGCGAGTCGGGAACCGTCGGGTAGAGGAACTGCGAGCCCGTGAATCCAGTCCCGATGGGTGCAACGGCGGCTTGCACCTGCGGCCTTGGCTTGGCCGGGCCGAGCTTCCCGAACGTCATGGAGGCGCGGCGTTTCATCCTCCAACGAACACGGCCACCGCCGCGTTGGGTTCATCCGTGACGTTGTCGTCAACCTGAGAGAGGGCTGACTGGATCTCGGCGCGCCATTGGCTCAGCGTCCACGACCCGTTGGGGCCGTAGGTAAACGAGGAGCCGTTGGCGGAGGCGGAGACGATGTTGCCTGGTCCCGGCGTTATCGCCTGCATCGCGGCCTTGTAGCGGGCAAGCTCGGCCTGCATCTCCGCGAGGGAGAAGCCGAAGTAGTCACCGAACTTGACCGTAGCCCATGCCACGGCGCGCTTCGCTATGGAACGCGCGCGGAATGTCAACGCTATTCTTTTGGCGGTTCCACGTCCGTCAACGTGTCGTCCCCGATGAGCCGGGCCATCGACGCGGCGACTATCTGCATCACTTCGCAGTCGAAAAAATGGTTGTCCCGCTTCGCCCGAACCCACTGCCACGAGTAGGTCATGCCGTCGGCCCCGAACTTCTTGGCCTTCACTTCGGCCGCCATCTGCTTGGCGTACTCGCTCCCGTGATCCTCCGATGCCGTCCACAACGGCACGCCATCCGGGCCGGTCTGCTGGCGGAGGAGTTCCATCCGGTCCTTCGCGGCGTCTCCAACGAAGAACCATTCCCAGATGCGCTTGCCAAAGCCGGACCGCTGCAAGCCCATCATGGGATCCAGCAGCTTGCCCTCGTCGTAGATGCGATGGAGCCCGTCGGCGTGCTTGAATGCCCGGCGCTTGAATCCCCTCATGCAGTGGAAGCCGTGGTCCGCACAGATGCGCGTCACCAGGCCCTCGAACGTGTTGCCCGAGTCTAGGAACACCCGCGATTCGCACGTCACGACGTCCTGCCCGTTGGGCATCCGATGCTCAAACCAACGACCGAACGGCACGCCGTTGGCCTCGGCGAACGCTGCGATTTCATGCGACGTGAGGAGCTTGGAACGGGCCACGAGGCGCGACCTTCCATCGCGCGCCCACGAGCGGACAACGGCCCAAAAGTGATTCCGCTGCACGTCCACCGTGAGGAACCGGTACGGCCTGCCCTCGGCGTCCTTGGCCTCGTCGTCCCACTGCTCGCCAAGGCGGTAGGGGCCGACCTCCAGCTTCGCGTCGGATGCGACTGCGCCAGCCTCCGCGCTCCAGGGGATGCACAGGCGTTTGATCCGGAACTCGCGCATGAGTGACGGGTCGCCCGAGCGCATGGCATTCATGGCCGTTGCCCACTCGGCGGCGACGCTTTCCCACGAGTCAACCGCCAACGCGTTGAACCGGTAGCCGATGACGTCCGGGCGCCCATCCTCGTTGTCGCGCCGGTAGCCTGCGCCGCGCGCCCGGTCGTTCATCGCGCGTTGGATGGCAAGGCTCCATTGCGTCGGCACGCGGCAACACGGCGGGACCATGCGCACGCTTTCGGCGGTGCGGCCCACGTTCAGCAACCCGCCCTCGTTGGCCACCTGCTCGACCGGAAACATCTCGGCGCCCCACTGCGGGACGAAGGCATGGCCGCAATGGGGACACGCGACGTGCCACTCATGCCGAGTGCCGGAGCGCCATAGCACGTCCAGCTCGTGGCCCTCGTCCGGGGCCGTCGTCGTGATGACGTGCTGGCGCTGCCAGCGGTACGAGTCCGCACGCTTGAAGATCTCGGCGATGGCCCGCTCGGGGTATTGCCATGCCTCGTCGAGGTAGAGGGTTTGCCCGCTCCGGCCGTTGCGGTGCGCTTCTACCTCGGCGCTCAGCAACTCGACGGGGCCGTTGTGGAAGCGGAAGAGCATCCCCCTTCCGCGCGCGTCCGGGTCCGTGTACGTGACGCGCCGCACGCCATCGCACGCCCCAAGGAGCGGGCGGAGTTTGGCATCCGACAGGCTCCGCGCGTCCACCGACGTCCGGCTGTACCACAGCGCCCGGCGCGGCGAGACGGCCACGTTGCGTGCAAGGTGGAGTTGCGCGGCCAACGTCTTGCCCCGCTGCGGAGGCATCATGGCGATGATCGTCTTGCCTTCGCCGGAATCGAGAGCCTCCACGAAGTCCACAATCTGCGGCCACTCCACGCGGCGGAACGGTCGGCCGTCCAGTAGGACGTTGCGCTCGGCCCATGTCAGCGTGCCCACGGGTTTCATTCCACGAGGCTCCCCGAGGCGGCGCGCATCTCCTCGGAGACCCATGCGGGGATGCCGTGCCCGGCGTCGAGCTTCGCCGCCTCCTCGAAGGGCCGGAGGAAGGCGTCGGTGGTCAGTTCCTCCACGAGGATGCGCATGATCTCGGCGGGCTCGACGACGCCGACGAGGCGCCCGGCTGCCTCGCGTGCAATGCGCTGGATCCCGTGGCACGCTTGGATGGCGAGGGCGCGGATGAGGCGGACGGCCTCGGCGCGTCCAATGACGTCGTCCTCGGTGCGGCCCGCGCGACGGGCTTGGGTCAGAGCGTTGTTTCGCTGGTCGCTCAGTGGCTTGCGCTGCTCAAGGATTTGCAACGCCGTGGCGATGTCCCCGGCCGCGAAGGACGCCTTCGCAGACCGGTCCACCTGGGCAAGCATCACGTCGAGGTCCTCGATTTCCTCGCCGAGCGTGCGCTTGGGCTTTGGCTCCTCGGGAGACAACGCGGAAGCCTGCTTCGGGAGCATGTCCTTCGCCTCCAACCACGGGAGCAACACGTTGCCGTCAACGCGGGAATGGATGAAGCCAGGAGCACCCAAAGACTTCGCGCGCCGCAGCGTGGATTTAGGAATGCCCATCTCAGCGCTCGCCTGCGCCATTGAGCTAAACGGGCGAGGCCAGCGCTTGGATTTAGGATTGCCGTCGGCTTTTGCTCGGTTTTTCAAGTTTGTGTCAAAATTGGATGGGAGGCGGAAACCT